TACTTCTTGGGGACATAGATTTAGATCCCTGTTCAACACACCTGGCTAACGATCAGTTTCTAAGGGCTAAACAGATTTACACTCTTAAAGAAGACGGACTGAATACTGAAATCCCGTGGACCGGAACAACTTATTTATTCCCTCCAACTTACGGGAGATGTTCCTTCAATAAAGAACGTGGAACCTGGAGATGGGGGTTGCGTGGCGGGGGGCCTTTATGTAAAGCACCATCTGCAATTTGGTTTAACAGATTAGAAAAAGAATGGAAGATGAGAAATATACGAGAAGCATTATTTTTTAGCACAAATCATGAAACAATGCGGACCAATCTTTCGATCTGGAATTATCCAGTCTGCATACCTGAGAAAAGGTGTAATTTGATACATGGCAAAACATTAACCACAATTGCAGGGCCCTTTACCTGGGGATACTTTGTTTATCTTCCTCGTGCTGAACTGGGATTTAACCAGGCTGATAAATTCATTGAAATTTTTTCGCATCTAGGGAAAGTGATTTATTGATTAAGGCGCTCAAGACGGCGTTGTGATGGACTTCGTGGGGCACCATAAGCGTTTCTAAAGGAGTAAGTAGAGTCGCCAGGTCCCGAAACAATGAAGCGGTCATCTTCTCTGCGGTCTTCCGCCACGGCAGAGCGTTGTGCAACCCTACGTTGAGCTACAGCCTTTGCTGCGGCTCTTTTGCCCTGCTCGTTGTCTACGGCATCCTGAGTACCGCTGTACCGATTGTCAACGTCGTAATCAGTGCTACTCTGGTGGTTCATAGAACCATTCTGACAGCAGCAAACTCATGGAAGATTTGGTTAATAGCCCATCGCACTATGCATCTGGAACAGTGGAGTGCATTGATGCAATTGAAGCGGCGATGACCAATGAAGCTTTTCGCGGCTACCTGAAAGGTAACATTCAAAAGTATTTGTGGCGCTATGAAGACAAAGAAAACTCCCTTCAAGATTTAAAGAAGGCAGAATGGTATTTGAAGCGATTAATCGCTTCATGCGAATATCATGGATTACGATAAAATTCTTTACGAGTATTGCCCCGAACTACAGCTGCTGGACATGTTGGACTGGTTGCAGGACACTAAAGGTTCTTGGGGGACCCCAATCCCCCCTGCTCTTGATTCCAGTAACGAAAAAAGCGACGAATAGTTTCCCCAGTAGGATCCCACTCTACAATTTTTCGCTCTAAGTATTCGATTGCTTTAATTTGATTAGGAGTGCCCATATAGTTTTCTCCAATATTAAGCAAACAATGTTTCAGAAGGCACTTGTGTTTTGTAAATAAAGGAACCTGATCATCTGGCGCCAAGTAAGTATTCAGCTCAACCCGTCGACGTTCTTTTAAGAATGGATTGCAGCTGCGATATGCGGGGTTGATAAATGGGCTCCATTCTTTAATGAGAGCGTTCTTGCTTGCCCGTTTATTAACCAGGTGCAGAAGCTGACACTCTTTAAAAGTAGCCAAGCCAATGCTGTGTGCATAACTAAGAAGCGCAGCACGTTTTTTGGGCGCAGTCGGCATGACAACGTAGTGCTGAATTTTATCGGCAAATTCTTCTAAGTCTTTTATCAATTGCTCATCTATTTCTTTCTTTGTTGCCCTGGTAAACATTCCAACCCAAGATTTGCCTAGACGCTTGCTGCCGTAGCCGATACGCCACTCACCGTGTTCAGTTTTGTACCCAGCAAAACGGTCGAATCCGCAATAGGTTCTGGCCGGAGTGTAAAGTTTTATAATCTTAACGGCTGTGTCGTTAAGAAAAGAGTTGTTGTATTCCTTAGGGGACAACCACTGTACCGACAAACTCAGCGTCAGCATAGCTGTCAAACGTTAAAAGCACAACATAATCTTTTGCTGCGTTGGTAACGGTCACGGCAACGGCACCCTTACCTTTACCAGCTTTGTCAATATTGAAAATCTTCTGGTAGCCGGTAGGGGCGTTGCCCGTGTTGTACGCGTCTTCTTGAAAAATTTCAATATCAAGAAGAGCGGCGCTTTTATCGATCCTAATGATGATGTCGCCAGTGGTAGACGGGTTCACGCGGAAACCGCGAACGAGATCGCCAGTGTTACCCGCAAGAGTTGGGCCCAGGTAAGTGATTTCCGTAGTACCGGTACTGAGCTGCAGATTATTTAAAGTGCCTTTGATAGTGCGAGTAGGCATGAGTCTTAAGAAAGTTGATTGGCGGTGAGGTAATTAAAATTGATTTCAGCGTCAATACCATGTTCTTTCAAGATATTGAAGAACAGTTGACGATCCATCATTTTCTGATGAAGCATGTCAATGAACGCTTCTTCTAACTCGTCTCGGTCCAGGTCTTTGATCGCAAAAGCAGCCGCGTGCACGGCAAACTCTTGATCAACCGACAGGTTTAGAGCATTGGCGTCCATTAAATCGCCCAATCTATGCCGTAATTCTAACAGCCGTGATTAAAAAAGGCACTAACCTTGGTAAGCCGGATCGCGTAACGGGGCATACCGTTGATCCTGTGTGAATCCTGGTAGGTCGCTAGGTAGATCAAGAGCCCCTTGTTCCAAGGCAGGTAGCCTTTCTGATATATACGTTTTTAAATACTGGCTTGTCGCTGGATCGGCGGTCATTGTGTGCCTGTTTACGGTTCAAAAGGCAGGTGCCAACGCTGTAGGCAGTAAAGAAAGTAAAACCAAAAATAACTATTAGAGGTTCCACTTGCCACAGGTTCTTTCAACTACTATATTTTATCTAAACCACAATTGAAACATGGGCGAAACTGAGATTGCTTATGAGCTGATGAAAGCCGCCGTAAGCGGCGTCAGCAAGGTCCAAACCCTTAGTCATATCAAAAATACGTTCAACTTAACAGAGGAACAGTTAACACAAGTCTTAAATATCTGCAACTTGAAAGTCAAACCAAAAGAAATTAATTACAAAGAAATAGCAAGTCGAAGCTTTGAAATAGAAACAACTCAATACAAATATCCATTTACACAATTTTATACTTTTAACAATTTTTTAACTCCGGAAGACTGTCAAACATTAATAGAAGAGTCCAATAAAAAATTAAGACCTTCAACTGTGTCTAATGTTAAAGACAAAGTCGTGCTATCAAAAGACAGAACAAGCAAAACTGCTGATCTAGCTTACTTTACTTCTTCTTATTTAAACGAAATTGATAACAAAATAACAGCGTTTATGGGACTAGATCCATTTACTGGGGAGATTATGCAAACACAAAAATATGAACCCGGGCAGTATTACAAAGCTCATACAGATTATTTTCATCCATTAACAAGAGAATATAAAACATATACCGAGTGGATGGGCCAACGTACTTGGACGTTTATGCTTTATTTAAATGACGTAGAGGAAGGCGGCGAGACGTATTTCAAGCATCTTAAATTAAAAATTAAGCCCAAACAGGGTATGGCTGTTTTCTGGAATAACCTTTACAGAAATGGAATACCGAATCCAAAAACTTTACATGAGGCTTGCCCCCCAGTGAGCGGGGAGAAGTATGTAATTACTAAGTGGTTCAGATCTTGGCCGTTGATTTAGTTAGCGGCTATCTTGAAAGTAACACGCGCATTATTACCGCCTGTTTCCTTTAAAAAATTTGCGCGTACTTTACGAACTGGAAACCCGACAGCATTGTAAGCATATGTACCATTTTCTGTGATGGTATTAGAGATCATGGCACCAAAAGTCACGCCATCCATGCTGCCCTCAAGCCTCACCACAACACTGGTGTCGATGTCTTGCACAGTAACTAAGAGTGTGTAGTTACGTGTAGACAGGTAATTGGTTGTGTACACATCGTAGGTTTCAGTGACTCCAGGGATACACAAGGTATCTGGACTGAAAAATACTGTTTGCTGGTAGCTTTCAAAATAGCTCATCAGGTTTTCAAATTATTTAGACATTATACTGACTCTGTCGGATTTTAAAATAAAATGACCCTACGCCTGGCACCAGCTCTTACGAGTGTCGCAGGCAGCCCGGTGAGAAGAAAAGACCCCGGAGCAACCAGTATTTTGTATGTCCTAAAGAAACCTGCGGAGTTGCCAACAAGTGTAAACGTTCCGGTTTGTAAAACAACTCTACGCCCTTGGTTTAAAGTTGCAGCTTGTCCTAAAACAGTAAATGTTCCTGCACTGCTGGTAGTCTTGTAACCTTTGAGCAGATTAGCGGCTATCCCTGCTTCGTTGTAATTACCAGGTGAAGCTACGACTTTTCGATTTACTACCAGGTTGGAAGTTGTGCCAGTGACAGAGAATGCTCCAGTGCTTGCCGTAAGAACAGGCAAAGCCTCTGTTTTTGTGAGTGTAGCCGCATTGCCAGTTAAAGTAAAAGTGCCTTTATCAGCAACTAAACGGCGGTTGTCGTTTAAGTTGGCAGCATTGCCAGTTAAAGTAAAAGTACCTTTGTCGGCAGTAATCCGAGTACCTTTGTTTAATCCAGCCGCATTGCCAGTTAAAGTAAAAGTGCCTTTATCAGCAACTAAACGGCGGTTGTCGTTTAAGTTGGCAGCATTGCCAGTTAAAGTAAAAGTACCTTTGTCGGCAGTAATCCGAGTA